TCAGTTTCCTCCAACGGTGGACCAAGGGGGGCATCGCTTGCCCCTCTTGCTCGATCGGGTGATGTAAACTTATCGCAGTTAGTAGCGAATGATTTGAGAACCAATATTAAGAAGACATTGCTAGATGAAAGCCTTGCACCAGAGAACATGAGTGCAAGATCTGCGACAGAGATACAGGCTAAATTATCCGAGCTATCTCAGAACCTTGGCTCTGCTTTTGGGCGTTTGATAAGTGAAACAATGACACCGATTGTAAGAAGAACATTAGAGCTTATGGATGAAATGGGCATGATAGAACTGCCATTAAAGGTAAATGGTTTAGAAGTACAGATTGTACCTACCTCACCTTTGGCTATGGCTAACAATATGGAAAAAGTAAATGATGTAATGAATTATCTTCAGATAGCACAATCATTAGGTCCAGTTGGTCAGACATTAGTCAAACAGGATAAGATCGGTGATTACTTAGCAGATATGCTATCTATCCCGGCAGAACTTAGAACAACACCAGAAGAAAGGGCTGCGATGCAAGAACAGATGTTAGCAACGGCACAGGCTGTAGCTGAACAACAAGGTGTAGATACAGCACCTATTGAACAGGCGATAGCACAATGACAAGTCAAGCAGATAAAATAAGATCAATTAACTCACCCGGTTGGGATGGTGTTAATGCGAATGTCCAACATTTAAAGGTCAATAATTTTGATGCCCAAAAAGAACTGGATAAAGTGTTTCACCGTTGTTTTACAACTGAGGCTGGGCAAAAAGTTATGAAGTATTTGCGTAATGTAACAATCGAACAACCTTCATGGGAACCGGGTGCTGAAGCATCTCATGGTTGGTCTAGAGAAGGACAAGACAGTATTGTAAGAGAAATAGAAGCGAGGGTAAAGAGAGCTAATGGAACAACAACAAGCTGAAGCTGTACAAGAAGAAATACAACAGGATAAAGGGTTATTAGGTAATGCCCAAGCAGAATTAAATGCTACAAGGGAAGAGCCTGTAGGAGAACCCGAAAGTATTCCTCATCGTGCCGATGACGTTCAAGCTAAAATACCAGATAGACCGGACCATGTACCGGAAAAGTTCTGGGATAAAGAGCAAGGCAAGACGAGGGAAAAAGAAGTATTTAAATCACTTAGTGAACTAGAAAAAAAGTTTTCACAAGGACAACACAAAGCCCCGGAGAATTATGATGATAAAATCTTGGTTGATGCTGGTTATCAGAAAGATGACGATATTGTTGGAGCCTATACAGAATGGGCTAAAGAAAATAAGATTAGCCAAAAAGCCTACGATGACCTTGCCGGAAAAATTATCGGAATGGCTGGAGAAAGAGAGCGAGAAGAAGAATTCAATTCGCAAGAAGAAATGGAAAAACTCGGTCCCAACGCCAAAGAAATCGTCAACCAAAACATCGAGTGGGTCGATGGCATGGAAAGAAAAAAAGTCTTCACGGAAGAAAAAGCAGAAAAAATAAGAGAGTTTGGTAAGGATGCTTTAGGTAATTTAATACTTAGAGATTTCAGACAAATGATGGGTGACCTAAAACCCTTACCTACGGTAGTGGCAGAAAACACTAATGAAACAGATGAAGAGTTTGATGCCCGAATGCAAGAGATGATGAATGATGAAAGGTACATCAATCAAGATCCTTCATTCACAAGAAAAGTTGAGATGGAATTCGAGAGAAGGCATCCCGACTAAATATACATATTTTCTCTAATCAAACTTGGGCTGGTTTAGGAGTTCCCCTTTTATTCCAGCCCACTTTTTTGTACAAAGTCTAGATTAGTGGTTTACAACTAAATATTATCTGTGCTATGGGTTAAGTGATCGATAACTCTTTGAGCCGATCTGACATGATTAATTCATCGTTGCGTTAACGTAAAAACGTAGTCAGAAGGCTGGGATCTCCCAATAACCTTTAAGGCGATTGCTTTAAATTTTAACTTATGTAGGGAGATTTTAAAATATCTACTGGATTATCTACTGCATTTACACAAATCTTTGATGCTGAAGTAAAGCAAGCCTATCAAGGTACTGCTCAGCTAACAGGCGTGTGTAGATTGCGAACTGGGGTCGTGGGCAGCACAGCCAATTTCCCCAATATTGGTAAGGGGCAAGCTCAAGTGAGAAGTCCTCAAACTGATGTCACTCCACTTAATACAAGTTTTGGAACTACTTCCGTTAGTCTTACGGATTTTGTAGCCCCAGAATATAGTGACATTTTTAATCAGCAAAAAGTAAACTTTGATGAACGTCAAGAATTAGCACAAGTCGTAGGTAATGCGATTGGTCGTAGACAAGATCAGATTTTACTAGATGCATTACTAGCAGCAAGTGCTGGATCTACTGTAGCAAATACTGTTGTTACAACTGGTTCGGCTGCAGCAAGTGATTTAAATGTTGGTAAAATTCTAGCTGCTAAAAAAGCGTTAGACACAAAAAGTGTACCACCAACAGATAGACACTTGATTATTCATGCGAATAACTTGTCTGCGTTACTTGGCGATGAAAGAGCGATTTCTGGAGATTTTCAGAATATTCGTGCATTAGTAGCCGGTGAAATCAATAGTTTCTTAGGTTTTACTGTTCACATGATTGGCGATAGAGATGAAGGTGGTCTGACTATAGATGGCAGTTCGGACCGTACGGCTTTTGCATTTCATAAGCAATCTGTTGCTATGGCTATTGGTATGCCACCATCAACTGAGATTAACTATATCCCGGAGAAAACATCTTTCCTCGTAACGGCTAAACTTTCGGCTGGGGCTGCTGTGATTGACACAGACGGTCTGGTCGATATTACTTGTAGGGAGAGTTAATATGGCTTTTGCAAGATCTGGATGGGGTCCACTTGGTGGGCAATCTAAAGCTGGCACAACCCCGGCTCTGTATGTCTATACAACAACTGATGCACATACTGCTGTAGATGCTGCTGGTTACTTTAATGATCTATCTGACACATTGAGTGTTGGTGACATGATTATTGTACACGGTGCTACAGGAGGAACTAGAACTGTAACCATGCATATTGTGGTTTCAAATGCTAGTGGTGTTGTTGATGTGGGCGATGGCACAACTATCGGAGCAGTTTCTGATAGTGATTAATAACTAGAGTTTGGGCGAGGTATCCCGAGGCACAGCTTTCTCCCCTCGCCCAACCCAACTAAAGGAGTTTATGTATGGCAAGTGGTGATACTGACGTATCAATATGTAACAAAGCATTATTACTATTAGGCTCTTCTGCAATTACAAGTTTTACCGATGGCACTCCTCAAGGAAGTGCTTGTTCTACATTATACCCGGATGTAAAAAGATCTACGCTAGGAATGTATCCTTGGTCTTTTACTGTAGCTAAAGCACAACTTACTAGGCAAACAGCCACGCCTAATTCTGAATGGCAATACCAGTTTACTTTACCGAATGATATGCTTAATGGTGTACCAAGGGCTGTAAGAACATCTGGCTCACCCGGTGTAGCTATTTTTAAAAATTGGGAAATAAACCAAGCAGCCGATGGCACAACTGTTTTAATGACCGATAGCCTTACAATATTTATAGATTATCAAAAAGCTGTTGGTGAAAGTTTAATGCCACACTACTTTGTACAATTATTAGGATATCAGATGGCTTGGCATTTAGCTGAAGTTATTACTGATCAAACAGCCAAGTCACAGTATTGGCGTGAGATTGCATTAGGAACAGCTACAGAAAATCAGCGTGGTGGTTATTTTAGACAGGCAGCTAATATAGATGCTGGTGGGCAAACACCGTCAGTAGTAGGTGATTATTTATTAACAGATATTAGAGCATGAGCAGACTACAACAATATCAAGCAAGTTTTTCTCACGGTGAGATAGATCCCCTTTTGCGAGGGCGTGTAGATATTGAGCAGTATTACAGTTCTGTAGCCGAGGCTAAAAATATTATATTTGAGCCACAAGGTGGATTTAGTCGTAGACCGGGATTAAAATATGTTGGTGATTATACTACTGATGTTGGCACAACTGATGAAATAAAACTTGTACCTTTTGAGTATTCTACCGGGCAAACGTATCTATTAGTGTTAAGTATATCAAATACTATAAGTCAAAGTAGTACAAATTTGCGTCTTCATGTTTACAAAGATGGTGTACTACAGACTAACCTTAACGGTGGTGTTGAAAACAGTGTTGATTTTACTTTAACTTTTGCTACTGGTTTACATACTGGTTTTACTTTAAGGCAGCTAAACTTTACGCAAAACAAAGATACTATAATTTTTGTTAATCGTAATGTTTTTCCATTTAAACTAGTGCGTGGGGCAAGCGATACTACTTGGACTTTTTCTTTTTTAAATACTCTTAACCCTCCTAAAATTAGAGGTGATTTAATTGGTTTAAGTACATCAGTAACAAATCCATCTGGAACTTTAACTGCATCAGCAACTTCTGGTAATATAAAACTTACGGCAAGTGTAAGTAGTACTTTTAGTAATGCCTCTGTAGGTCAACAAGTTTACCAATCTAAAGGCTCATTAGGCAGCACAACTTGGAGTGGATTTGGCAAGGCTACTATTACAAAATTTTTATCTGGAACAGAAGTTGAGGCAGTAGTATTAGTACCGTTTTCTACAACTGATGCTATAGCAAATGCTCAGTGGGTTTTCGATAATAGTTTTCATGATGCTTGGGGTACTTCAATAGGTTACCCACATACTTGTACTTTCCATGAAGGCAGATTGTATCTTGGTGGAACGTATTCTTTACCAATGACATTATTTGGAAGTAAGGTAGGTGAATTAAATTTTGGTCCATCTGAAAATCTTGATGATGATGCATTTGTTGTACACATGGAAACCGATACTCTTAATACTATTGTGGGTTTAAGATCGGGTAGAGATTTACAAATATTTACTACTGGTGGAGAATTCTTTATTCCACAAGCTGATCTAGACCCAATTACGCCAAACAATGTATCAGTTAAAAGCACAACTAAAAGAGGATCTAAGGATGGAATAAAGCCTGTAGCAACTGAAGGTGGAACTTTCTTTATACAACGACAGGGTAAAGCATTAAGAGAAATGCTGTTTAGTGATGTTGAGTTATCCTATGTTGCCAACAATATAAGTTTATTAGCTAGTCATCTTATAGTTGATCCTAAGTCTATGGCAGTACGTCCGGCTACTGATACGACAGAGGGTGATCTGTTAATGATTGTTAATGGGACAAACACTACAGGATACCGGGCATCTAGTTCTGGTTTAGGTGGAACACTTGCTTGTTTTATGTTGCACAAACAACAGAATATTGTAGCACCATCTTTTATAGAAACTGATGGTACATTTTGTGATGTTGCTGTCGATTTAGATGTTATATATGCCATTGTAAAAAGGACTATCAATTCTGCTACAGAATATTATTTAGAAGTATTTGATGATGATTTTACGACAGATAGTTCAGCACAAAAAACTAGTAGCTTTAGTGGCACTAGTTATAACCTAGTTCCTCATTTACAAGGCAAGACAGTTAAAGTTGTTAGAGATGACATAGTAGAGAATGATGTATCAAATGTTAATTCATCAGGTACAATTACAACATCTGCACAGCCATCATCATATATAGAAACAGGGCTAGATTTTACTGTTACAGTTAAGACAAACCCAATAGAACCTAATCTTCCTAGTGGTCGTATTGTCGCACAAAAGAAAAGAATACTTGAAGTATCTCCAGTTTTATTTAGGTCACAGAACCTTACCATCAATGGTTTTGAAGTTCCTTTGCAAACATTACCATATAGTGGTGGTGGTACTGTACCTACTATAACCGGGATAAAAAAAATGCATGGTCTAGTAGGCTATAGCACCGATGCACAAATAACCATAAGTCAATCTAAGCCTGTATTTTTTACGGTGTTGTCGATGGACTTTAAATTAGCAGTAGGATCGTAAATGGTACAATATTTACCTTATATAGCAATGGCAGTATCAACAGCCGGAGCCGTTGCAGATTACAGAGGCAAACAGGCACAAGCCCAACAACTAGAGGCACAGGCAAAGCAAACTGAATTACAAGGGCGTATAAACGCTGTAGCGTACAAAAGACAAGGTAATGAGGTATTGCGTAGGATGAACCAAGTATTGGCATCTAACGTAGCCAGAGGAGCAGCCAGAGGTCTTGCCCCTTTCGCTAGTGCTGGTGTAATAGAAATGACTAATATGTACAATCGTAGGCTAGGTGTATCTGAATTTCAGATAGCTAGGGATAATGCGAGCATGGCTAAAGAAATGGCTAAATATCAAGCCGGGCAACAACTAACGGCTGCTAAGACAATTAAGAGATTAGCACCATTTCAGTTAATGGGTGACATAGCAACAGGCTATATGACAGCAAGTCAGATTGGTGGTGGTTTTGGTAGTGCCGTAACGCCTACACCTATGGGAACAACAACGTCAACTCCATCTACTTTTGGAACTGTGCAGAGTGCTTACTAATGGCTGAAAGTTTAAAATTACAACCTCTAGGATTACAGTTTAAAGTACCAGAAACTGACTTTGTTGGTAGCCGGGTACAGGCACAGGCTATGAGTGAACTATCAGCCAACCTTGATAGCATGAGTAATTATTTATTTAAGATTGCTGAACAAAGGGCAAAAATCGAAGGTGCTGAGTATGGTGCTAAAAATGCTCCTACAAAACAACAAATAGAAGATGCTTATAATGCTGGTGAAGAAATACCAATAGGTGGTGACAAATTTACTATTTATGGATCGGCATTGCGTAATGCTCAATTGTCTTCTGTAAGCGATGAATTAGAATATTTAGCTAGAAATAAAATTGTTGAAATAACAAAAAATTATAATACTAATGTAGAACAATACGGCAAACAAACAGATGAAATAAAAGCATCATTATCTCCAGATAACTTTGCAACAGAATTAGATGAAATTGTTGCTGGATACGCATCTACACTTGATGGAGTATCACCGGGATATGCCAAAAAATTTAGGGCTGTTTTAAGTAGAGAAACTAATTCTAAATATTTAAGTTACGCTGATAAGTTTATTGGTGAGCATAACAAATTTGAAAAAGCTAAAGCAATAGCAACTACTGAATTATTTATTAACAACATTAACACTACCATAGAAGGTTATTTTAAACGTAATGAAAATGCTACTGAATTACTTAAAGGTGACACAAAACTTGCAATATCTAGCCTTATAATGAACGGTGTTGATGTTGTAGGATTTAACAATCGTTTAATTGAGGCAATACGAACATCAGCAAAAAATACTGTAATAGATGAATTGTTAGCTTTTCAAAAACCTTCACAAATAATAAGGGATATGTACGATGGCAATTTTAATGCATTACCCGGTGATATTGGTAAGGCTATGAAACTAGCTAAAGATTATGGCATTAATCGTGAGGATTTTGTTAAGCAAGTAAATACTGAATTAAAACAAATAAAAACAGAAAAAAAAGAAAAAGATGATCTAGAGAGAGCAGAGAATGAAGAAGAAATAAATTTTGCTATATCTGATGCTGTTTCCTTTTTAGCTGTGCGTGATCAAGATAGTGCTAATAAAATAATGGCTCCTTTTATAGAACAACAAAAAAAATACACGAGTGAAGAATTAAAAGAATGGCAAAAAATAAGTAAAGCCTACGAAGATGATAGAAGAAATAATTATAAAGACGATCAATTAACAATTCAAAAATTAAATTATAAATTATTTTCTGTAGATAATCCTCTTACTCACCAAGAATTAACTGATGCGTTTGCAAAAAATCTAATAGGTCAAAACACTTTTACGTCTATGTATGGCAAAATTAATTCAATAGGCACTCAAAGAATGAGCGAAGCTAGACGTTATATTTTAGATCAGACAAATCATAATCCAGAAATAAGAATTACAGATCCAAACGGTGATGATGCTTTAAAAGAAAGAGTATTT